GACAGAGAGGATTGAATTGTCTCCAAATGCTGACTGAGAAGCTGGCCAGCTAAACACGTACGTGGAAAGTAAGAGAAGTTGATGGAAAGACTAAAAAAATTCCTTATAATCAAATTGGAAGAAATAAAGCAAAATGTGCAAGTTCCACAGATAGTGAGACGTGGAGCAGCCTTGCGAATGTAATGGGACGTACCGATTTTACTCCTGAACTCGGTCCAGGATTTGCTTTAAGTAATGACGATCCTTATTGTCTCATCGACTTAGACGATTGTATCAATAAGTCCACAGGAGAAATTGCGCCCTGGGCGGCGGAAATCCTTGAAAATGTGGTTGATAGTTATGCAGAAGTTTCACGCTCTAAGGAAGGTATTCATATTATCATTCAAGCGAAACTTCCAGAAGGGAGAAATCGGGGAGTAATAGACGACGAAGGCCATAAAATAGAAATTTATGATCATAGTAGAATTATTTCTATGACTGGTTGGGTTATTGAAGGCTTCCCTACGGTTATTAAAGACCATCAAGCTTTTGCTGAAGAGCTTCAAAGCAGGATCAAAAAGAGCGAGGATTTTCCCGCAGAGAAACCAGAAAATTTAGGTAAAAGCCCGGATTTAGAAGATGAAAAGATAATAGAGTTAGGTCTAGCGGAAAGCGACGGTAAATTTAAGAGACTCTATGATGGTGGTGACACTTCAAAATATGACTATGATGATAGTAGGGCAGACCTAGCTCTATGTAATGGGATTGCTTTCTATACTCAGAAACCGGAACAAATAGATAGAATTTTCAGGTCTTCTCTTTTAATGAGAGATAAATGGGAAAGAGACGATTATAGAGCCGGAACCATAAATAAAGCAATTCAAGGTTTGAGAAAAATTTACAAAGTTCACCACGGTATTTCAATTTCTGATCTTACCAAGGAAAAGGATAAAAACAAGAAAGGGGATCTTCAGTTTTCGCCCTCAAAGGCGGCTAAATCAATCTTGGACAAAGTACCTTTTAAACTTGCCTCATGGGAAGTTCAAGATGAGAAAGCACCTCTTTGGACTTGTGGCGATAATGGACTTTGGACTAAAGGCGGAGACTTCTTAATTGAGCAAATCTGTGATAAAGTAGCTGAAGACCTTTCAAAGCAAGGGAATATCTCAGAAGTTAAGAGGCGCATTAAGAACGATCTGAGAAAAGATCCTGTAGAATTTGACACTGGAAAGCCTACCTTAGTAGGGACCAAAAACGGTTATGTTTGTGACTTAATAACCGGCGAAGTTAGGCTAATGGAGTCTGAAGATTACATAAGCGAAGAGTTGGTTCTACCTGTGGACTTTAAACCTAATACAAAATGTCCGGAAATATTCAAGTTCTATGATGATATTTGCTCTGATGATTGCTCAAAGATGGCAATGATCTCCGATGATTTAGCAGCTATGAATCTTCAAGCATGGCCTTACATCGCGATGTTTTTAGGATTAGGTGGAAATGGCAAAGGACAAAGGCAGAAATTCAGGAGAAAGTTCTTTGGCGCGCTAACTATAGCGGATATCTCCTTAAAAGATCTCAATAATAAGAATTTTATTGTATCGGAGCTTTCCAGAAAGAGAATCCTTCATTGCGGTGAAGCTAAGAGGAATGAAAAGAACGGTGAAAAATACAGCACGGCAATTCTAAAGACCCTAACCGGAGATGATCAGGTTACAACAGATCAGAAGTATAAGAGCTGCCTTAGCTTTGTTCCGTTCTGCAAAGTAAATATCGATGCAAACGATCCTCCCAGGTTTGACGACGAATCAAGGGGTTTTACTAGAAGGTTTAGAAGAATCAATACGCCTTACTATTTCACAGAAAACCCTGATCCTGAAGATCCGACACAAAGAAAGATCGATGAAAAATTGAACGCGAGAATAACCACAGAGGAAGAGCTTAGCGGCTATTTGAATGTTCTAATTAGCCTGGCTAAAGAGATAGTCCCTAAAAGGTCCTATCCTGCCTGTGAGCATCTTACAGAGGGATATGAAAAGCAGGTCTATTCAATTGAAGAGTTTAAGAACCAATTTTGCATAGTATTTGAGGTTGATGAGAATGAATATACTGTTATAGAAGATCTTTATGAAGCTTTTAAAAAATGGGCTACTTTGGTTAATGCTTCTGTAGTTTCATCAAAATCCTTTGGAAGAACATTTAAAAGCCTTGTTGGGTGTTGCTCAACAACAAAGCGCTTTGGCAAAGAGACCAAAAAGGCTTATTCCGGCGTTAGGTTTGATGAAGGGAAGTACAAGGAAGTAATAGCTGATATGACAGAAAAACTTAACTTTGGATCGAATGGAGATTCTCATCAATGCAAACACCTTTCAGAGACATATCAAAACTTGAAAAGAGAATATGGGGATGATTCATGGTAGTATGTTACCAAATCCCCTCTTTTAAAATCAATATCAATAGACACTTTGTGACCAAATCGGAAAAATTGTGACCAAATTGTTACCAAACAAATTTTTCAAAATCGCTATCAAATGACGCATTTTTCGAAATTTGTTACCAATGTTACCAAATTTTGAGTTTTGAAAACTTTCCATAGAAAAATTCTCAAATTTCACTACTTTTCCACAGGGTGTTCTACCTGCGAGCTTTCAAATATTTTTCTATTAAATATTGTATTATTTGGTAACATTGGTAACAAATTTAAATAATATATAGAATAGTTTAGTTACTGCTATTGATTTCTCTATAAAATGTTATTTCAGCATTTGGTAACAAATTGGTTACAACTGGTAACATTGGTAACAGAAAGGTAGGAATGAACAACCCTGTGGACAATGCAAAGTTTAATCATGCCGCAAGCTTTATATATCTATAAATATATTAAACATTAATAATTATAAAACCGGTGATTATTAAATGGTTTATCTTAAGTATCAATGGCCTGAGATTGAATTAGCTTACACAAAAGGACTAGAAGAAGATGGAAAAACCAAATGGTTGAATAAGAAAGAGATAGCTGAAAGATTTAATGTTGATGTAGGTTATCTTCGGCAAGTTGCAAGACGTGATAAATGGAAGGAAAAAAGAGCCGCGTATGTCCTATCTCTTTCTCTCAATGAAGGTGACATAGAGATTGAAGACCCCAAGGGCGAATATGAAAAGTTTCAAAGAAAAGCTTATCAAGCAGCATCGCAAACCCTCACAATTATTATTAAGAAGCTAGACTATTATATTAAGCAGCAAGAATATAATTTGTCTGATTTAAATATCTTGATGAAAATGCTTGAACGAACACAATTAATTGCTAAAAATAGTATTGGAGATAATTTAGATAATTTCGGAGATGCAACGTCCGAATTTGAAAAACTAATGAAAAAACTCAAGGAAGATGAGAAGATAGAAAAGAATCTTCCTGAGCCGTTGCCCGAGATAACCGTTACCGCTCTTTAACGCTCGCCTTGTTAGGCTCGCTCTACCTCGCCTGATGGCTCGGACCGGTTTAGCCCCAACAGGCTAAACCTTCATTCTCTTAATAAGTTTATGAAGTTAGATAAGTATTCATATATTTATATATTCAAAAATTGCATATATTAATAAGCTATGCTGAATTATATTTCACCTAACAAGTCATTCCATAGTCTTGATACATGAAAAACGTTTTTAAACATTAATCAAGTCTATTGCTATCGAAAATGATAAACCTTATCTAAAAGTCTAAAATAACCTAGAGCGCAAAGGCTTGATGGTTCAACTATTTTTAATATCATAACGACCTATGAATGAATCTGAAGCTCTCCTGATAGTGGTTTAGCGCTGAACTTGCAGTGCTTTGTTCTGCTTTAGTAAATGATTATTATTCTTTTTAAAACCTCAGAATTTAAATGATTACTTCATAAGTATTTTAAACTTAATAAGTTTCTAAAACCTATGAATTGTAGCTTTTACCAAGGTAGTAATGAATCAAGTATTAATCTTTTGAGCCTTTGCGACCTTCACAGAAATTATAATATTCATATGATTTAAACATCGGTGGCGATTCTTGCAAGAATCGCGGTGCGAGCCCGAAGGCTCGCGGCTTAAGTTTATAACATTACCAAGAACATAAAACAATTACATAGTTTTAATAGTTGTTAAGTTATAAAGTAAATTAACGATATAATGTTATAATAACATTATTATATTAATAAACGAATGGGGCTTTCCCTTTAAAAGTTTAGAAGCCCGCAGGCTGTTGCACTATATTTTTTGGCCCCTTTTCGACCCTATACAAACATTTATATAGTATTAATAATATTATAACTTAATTAATAACTTTTCAATTTTTAATGGGTGCCTAATATGATAAATATTATAAATAGAGGTTTATACTAATGCTCGATCTTCCAATTGGCAAGGCTCGTTATTCAATCTTACATTCTAATAAACGTCTCAATTTGTGGGAAGGTGCCAAGCGTTCTAGTAAGACTGTTAGCTCTCTGATCCGCTGGATTGAATATATAATTACGGCTCCAAAGGGTCCGCTGCTAATGATTGGCCGTACTCAGAAATCCTTAGAAAAGAATTGCCTGGACGTTCTAGCCGATTTAGTAGGCCCTAAAAATTATAAATATAATAGAATAACTGGAGAAGTATTTATTTATGGGCGAAAAATAGACGTAGTCGGTGCCGTAGATGAGTCCAGCCGTGAGAAAATTCAAGGCAGAACACTGGCCGGAGTTTACGGAGATGAGGTCCCTTTGTGGCCAGAGTCAATGTTCAATATGATGTTATCGGGATTGTCAGTAAAAGGCGCTAAATTCTTTGGAACCGCTAACCCTGAATCTCCTAGACATTGGCTTAAAGTCAAATACATCGATAGAATTAACGAACTTAGCTTAAATGTATTCCATTTTTTACTTGAGGATAACCCTTCGATAGATGCCGAATATGTAGAAAACCTCAAGAAGGAATACGTCGGAGTTTGGTATTCAAGATATATTCTTGGGCTGTGGGTTGCCGCTACTGGTGCTATATTTGACCAGTTCGATATTAATAAGAATGTCTCATACGACGATTTACCCGAAAAGTTTGATAAAATTTATGTTTCTGTAGATTATGGTACGGCAAACCCCACTTGTTTCTTGGCCTTTGGAAGATCTAAAGGGACAAAGAAGTGGATAGTTTTTAAAGAGTACTACTATGATAGCCGAAAAGCCGGACGCCAAAAGACAGATAAAGAGTATGCAGAGGATTTAGTTAAATTCTTAGATGGCAAATTTCCTCAGAAAATCTTAGTTGATCCCTCAGCCTCTTCCTTTATACAGGAAGTTAGATCCCTGAGAAAATATAGAATTGGCCTGGCAAATAACGATGTGATTGATGGAATCCGTTTATGTGCTAAAGTTCTTGCAAATGAGGAAATTTTTATTTATAAAGATTGTCCAATTTTAATCGAGAAAATCCAAGGCTATACTTGGGATGAAAAAGCGCAAGCAGTGGGCATTGATAAACCTGTTAAGGTTGACGATCACCCCGTTGATGCTTGGAGATACGGCGTAAATGAAATATTTGACCATAATTATAATAAAATGCCTGTAGATTTACCGAGATGATTTATATATGTTAACAAATTTAAATTTCTTAAACACCGGCCAACCCTGGCCTGTGGATGATTTGGATACGAAGCTGAGGCTTGAAGGCTATGCCAAAAGTAAACTTTTATTTGAGGGCCGCCACTCAGAAGTTTTTACAGATTTGGCTCGTTACCTTCGCGAAGATGGCAGCTCCGCACTTAAATTTACCCTGAATTGGCATAAGAGAATTACTACCACATTTGCAAATTTCCTCTATGGAGAAACACCAGGATATTCAAGCATTACAGACACCGCCGGAACTTATCTAAAATCCATAATTGATAATACCGATTATAATCAGATAGGTTATGAAATTGTAATCGATGTGCTCCGGTACAGTACTGGATTATTTAAAATAGGCTTCGACGGTGAACGAGCTACCATAGAGTCACAAAATCCTTCACTGTGGTATCCTGTGACAAGCCCCGATTCGACAAAAAAGATCCAGTATCACGTTTTAGCTTGGAGCTTTGAAGAGATTGATAACGAAAATAAAAAGAGAACACTATTAAGAGCTGAGATACATAGCCGAGGGAAAATAGAAAACAGGCTTTACGAACTTGATAATGGAAAAATCGGACAGAAACTAAAACTTTCATCTCACCCTAGATATACCGATCTCAAAGAGGTTCAAAATACCGGCGTAAAAGATTTCTTGATTGTAAATATTCATAACCTGATTACCTCAGATAATCCTTTCGGTCTATCAGATTATGATGATATTAACGGCATAATTGAAGGGATCGAGATGAGATTATGCCAAATAGATAGAGTAATAACCAAGCACAGTGACCCCAATATGGCTGGGCCGGAGTCTTGTATCGTGAACGATCCTGACACCGATGAGCCAATATTCACAAGCGGCGGTAAGTTCTGGCCGCTAGAGTCTGGTGAAACCGCGCCGGTTTATATCGCATTTGACGGAAAACTTGAATCTGCATTTAAAGAGATTGAGCTTTTTATGTCTCAGTTATTCGCTATCAGTGAAACTAGCCCTATTCTCTTTGGCGATAGTGGGAAGTTGCAGAGAGCAGATTCTTCAATGGCATTGAAGCGACTTTTGATTAGCCCTCTTTCAAAAGTAAACCGCCTGAGATTAGCAATTGATCCGAAGGTTAAAAAGGTTCTGAAACTTGCAAGTCAGCTCGAATTTTACAAGAAAGTCGAAGGAGCTGTGGAATTAGCAGATGTTGAGGTAACTTGGAGAGACGGTTTGCCCGAAGATCCTGTAGAAATGGCCCAGGTAGCTAATTTAGAAGGGACGGCTTCGAAGGAATTAAGCTTATAGAAAAATAGATTTCCTACGAAACCTTATATCTTAGTTTAATCCACTATTTTTTTGAGGGATTGAATTGAGGTTGTCTAATATTTTAGGAATAGCAATGCTAGTTATTCTCATATCTAGTATTGTATCCGTTGCTCTTGCCAGTGATCAATCTGATACCACTACTAGCGATACTGATGCAAAATTCATTGTATCTAATACGTTATCTGGTGCGGGCATAAAAGACGTTTCCCTAACAGTGGCCGATGGAAGGCCCAACGGTGGGGAAAAGGTATTAGTCCTAACCTATAATTCCGAGGCGTTTGACATCGACGGAGTAGGAGCAGAAACAGCCAAAATTCTAGGTGCATTTTTAGGTGCAGTCGGATCAGGCTGGGACGGCGAATCCCTAATGGTTGTAGTTGGAGATATTACTGGAAAAGTCGCTCTAGCAACATGGTATTGTTCAAAAGAATGGACCGAATCATATATTCATGGCGATATGACAGAAAAAGATATACTTTTCAATGTATTAAAAACCATAGGCACGGTATGATATAAATAAAAATATAAAAAATATTTTTTATACCTCGAAGCGTATTAAAACTATTTAACCTAATTGTCATCGCCATTTACTATTTATCCTTATTTAATTTCTAGCAATTTTATTCAAATCGATAACTTTATATACTATTAACAATATTTATATAGATAGATTAAAAAGGTTGGTAGCGTGCCCGCTTTGCTGTAAAATCTCGGCTAAATCCCACGTCAAGAGCCGACGTGC